GCTGGCTGGCGGTTGAAAATTTGGACCCCAGCCTTCATCCAGAATTGCTCCTGTGCAAGCAAGCCGCCTGGAACGGTGGAAGTGTCGATTTTCGGCCAAACGATCTTGTCGCCAATCGTCAGGAAGCCGGTATCGGTGGCCACGATACGCCCCCAATAGCCAAGGCAGAGGAAGTCAATGCGCGTACGGTCCTGATGGATGGACTGCACCACAGGAACATTCGACATCTTGAGTCCCGACTGGTTGTTGAACATCAGGTCTACTGCTTGGTTGCCGGTTGGGTCTTTCCAGATGTTGCTGATGAGCAGCGCAATCGACTCGTAGGAATCGGCTTGTGCCGGATGCAGGTAGGAGATGAGTTTCGTCATTTCCGTATTGAAGAAATTGTCTCCCAGGTTCAAACGGATGCGATTCAAAGCTGCACGAACCATGCCCGTTGTCAGCGTGGAAGAGCCTGCATTGACGCTAGGCGTCACAACCTGCGGAACAGTCGCCCGGTTCAGGCCCAGCCAAGTGCCGGAAGTCGCGTCCGACTGGTGGTACTGGATGCCGAACAGCGAAGACTGCGCCGTAAGCGTGCCGGAAAGTCCGCCGATAACCAGCAAGTCCGTAGCGATGCTGCCGCCCGGAGCCGCCGCTACCGTAATCGTGTGAGCTACACGGTCAAATGCCGTCACCGTAGACGAGCCACGGTTTGTGGTAAGCGCCGCGTTGTACACCTGCACGTTCTGGCCGACCATGACGAGTTCTTCCTTGAAGCCGTCAGTCGTCATTGTGAAGGTATTGGTGGACACCGAGGTAATCGTTCCGATTACGCCGTTGCCAGCCGTGTTCATCAGCATGTCGAGGAACGTCTTGAACTGCTTGACCGCAAGACGCATAACCTCGCCCGTTGCCGATTTCACGCCGCGTTCAGCGCCCGTGGTTGCGTACTTCGCAAGCAAGGTATAGCTGAAGCCTGACGTGTAATAGAACGGGGTAAGTGTTGCGGTCTGCCACACCGGGCCTCCGGTGTCGCCAACCGAACCGCCGTCCATACTCACCTGCTGGAACGTTCCGCCAATCGACTGAAGCAACGGAATACGCGTTGCCCTGTTCGATGCCGGGTCTGCTTCCTGCTTTTCCATCAGGTTGTAGAGGACGGAGTCCATCTCCAAAAGTTCGGGGATACCATCTTTGTAAACAATCAGCTCGCGTTCTAGGCCTTGAACGTTTGCCTCAACTGAAGCCATTCCAATCTCCTTTTGGCATCCCCGCTAAAAATCAAACCCGCGCTTTAGGCGGAACGTAGTTCCCGGATTCCATTTCTTTCCATACGTCTTCCGATGTTCGTTTACCGTTCTTCGGCACGGCAGCAGCAGCGGAAGAGGTTGCTTGTGGACCGGAACCAACGTCTTTGGTCTTTGCGGCGATTGCCTGTTTTGTCTCAATCGTCTGCTTGCTCGTCTGCAAGATGGATTTGCTCCACTCGCTTGCAATATCTCGCGCCACACGCGGAATGACGAGCTTTGCCCGCTTTGTGGCGAAATCAACGATGGCATTGTGGTCGGAAATTCCTTGCCGCCCTTTTTGTGCGCCTTGACGGTAATTTTCCATCTGAGCGACAAATTGCGGCTGTTCACCGAGTGCTTGAAGCGTCTTGTCGTAGACTTCCCTGACCATGCGTTTCATCGTCGCTTCCGAAGCATTGGGAGCAGCCTTTTTAAGAGTTGCCTCAATCTCCGTAACCGTGCGATTAATGACTACGCTGTCGGTCTGTCCCCAGAACGATTCAAACGCCTGCGTGCCTTCCGACTGTTCTTTCTCTTGCAGTTTCTTCCGCAACTCTTCGACTTCAGGATTGCTGGCCGGTGACGCGGTGCGTCCCGGTGCAATGCCAAGTGACTGAGCTACGAGTTGAACCGCTTGAGCCAGTGCCTCGTTTTTATCCCGCGCTGCAATCCCGTAGAGATTGCTGAGCACAGGGTCAATGTAGGATGCCGCCTGGTCGCGCCAAGCATTTACATCCGTCTTTGCAAGAATCTGCGGCAGATCGGAAACCAGCTTCGTAAACGCATGAGAGTCTGATTGTCTGAGGCTTTCCACGAACTCGGCAGGGCTTTCGCGGTAGGTTTTACCGAAAGCTCGCGCCTGTTCCGACTCTTCCACCAGCTTTTCAGCGTCGGCAAGTGTCGGTACGCGTTCGTGTATGCCCTTGAACTCTTCCCACGGCTGGTCCCCACGCATTTCTACGTAGGCTTTGTGCTGGCCGAGAATCTGTCTGAGCTTTGGAGCTGACTTGATTTGGTCCTTGAACTCCGAAAACTCTCCAGTCCCTTCCGGCACTTCGTCCAGATTAACTTCTGTTTCTTCCGGTTCCACGCCTTGGGTCGGTTGTTCGGCAGTTTCCTGCCCCGGCACCGCTGCCGGAGTTTCAGGCGTTTCTGTGCTTGGCGGAGGCACTTCCGGTGTCGCAGCCGCGCTTGCTGCGCCGCTTTCAATCTTGGCAAACTTCTGCTCAAGAGTGTCGGCGGGGGGTGTTACTACTGTCGTTGCCATTTTTCTCCTTAGAGCTGCGTCATTTAACGCTGACTAGGCGATTTGCTCTATGCTCCAGCTCCTGGACTTCCAGAAGCAGAACTCGGTTTAGGCGGATTCTTCTCCGCTGGCTTTAGATGAGGCGGTGGGAGCATCGCTCCAGCCCCTCCGGCGTCGGCAAGTGGTCCTTGATCTTGCAGGGCCATTGCCGCGACTGCTTGCTGCATCTCCTGCTGCTTCTCCATCATTGCGCAGGCTTTTGAGAACAAATACACGTTGATGTAGCCGGCAGGATTCGCTTGCTTTACCTGCAAACCTTTATCGCTGATGAGCCATGCCTTTGCCGTTGCCGCCGCTACTTTTAGATCGTCAATATTCGGGTCAGGAACAATACTCGGTACAGGCTGGGGAGGAGTTGGCTTGCCATCGGGTCCAACGCCGGGCTGTCCTGGTTGCGGCTGTTCCTGGGAAAGCTGGGCAATATCAAGATTGGTTTTCTTCCTCTGCTGCTCGCCAGGCACCTGAATATCGGAAATACCCAGCATGCGGAACGTATACTCAAGATTTTCAGGCGTTGCCACGGTTTGGAGGAAGATCGGGTTCCCGCCGTTGAACATATTCAGCAAAAGCGCTCGTACATCTGCTTCGAGGACCGGAAACTGCGCATCAACTTCCGGGAAGGCAACGATATTGCCCTGCATGTCCTCAAGCCGCACGAAATCGGTGTCAAATTCGCCTGTATCGCCCTGCTGAGCTACTTCCATGTCCTCAGTGCGGTTATTGGCGAAGCATTTCACTGCTTTTGCATCGACATTCGCCAGAAATTGCTGGAAATTGCGCCAGACACGCCCGATTCTGCCCATTGCCTGATTTCTTTGGATAGCAATGCCAGCCGCAGTGTCGTTTGAGCCTGTATCTCCGCCAAAAAGGGCTGGATAGTTACCTGAGAGAAACTGAGGAATGGCGTTCATCAGCATGTCGATGTACTTCATCATGGCCATCGAAGGCTCTACGGCTTGTGTAAACTGCATCTTCTGCCGAATGTCCTGATTTGGAGCCAAAGTCACGGGCGTAATATTGCCCGCATTCGCTACTTGCTCGTTCCGAGCTTCAATATCAAATAATTCTGTATCGGCAAAGCCCTCCGGCACGCCATTCATGCAAATCTCAAACAAAAGATTCGTGCAATCGTTGAGCTGGTCCTGAATCGGCAGAATCGAGCTGATCAGCGTCTCTCGGATTGACCCCTCGCCGGGCATCGTCTGCATGGATTCCCACGCCTCATCCATGCCTTCCGCTTTCGATTCGCAATACTGGCCATTGTAGAAAACAATCTTGACGCCCTTTGGATACATCTGGAGATACTGCGACCGAAGCACCTTGTCCGTAATCCGGTAAAAGGCTTTTGGCCGTATCCATGCCCGTTGAAACGTTCCGAGGCCCTCAAGTGTCACTCCTGAATGTCTGCCTGTGCCAAGATAAAGAAGCCTGCGTGCGATGCGCTCATAGCTGGCTGCTGTTCCTGCATCGTCGCCGCCTGTCGTGCCTGACAGCAAATCCTCTTTCTCCGGGTAAGTCGCAATCGCCACGGACTTGTCGATGTCCGTTACCCAGTCCATGTACAGGAAGTCAGATTGTTCATCGGCATAAGCCGTTCTACGAATCTGCAACGCCGGAACGATGCTGACAACTTCCTGCCCTTTGGGAATCTGCAAAGTGCCTAAAGTCTCTAGGCCTGTAGCGGTCGGAGGGGGATTTTCCTGTGTTGGCTGGCCGCAATCGGGGCAAGTCGGCTGTGTATCGAGACTGCCTTCCGCTTCATACCCACAGGAAGGACATGAAACCGTTGCTGGACCTATCGGAACCTCTACCGGAGAAAGAATATCCCTTTCGTCATGGCCGAATTTGTCGCCATCGCTTACATAACGCACATGAGCGCCAAAGAACCCGTCTGTGCACATGAAATAGCCTGCTTCATCCATGCGCTTTGGCCAATCGTTCTTCCGGTGCATCTGATCGGTGAACTTGCTGGCATTCTTGGCCGTAGATACATCCTGCGGGTCAGAAGCCTTTGCAGGGAAAAACTGTGCTCTCGTATTGTTTTGCGTGATGACGCTTGAAAGAGAAAGCCCTGTTGCTTGGAAGATATTCGTAACGTTCTTGAAATTGCCGCTGTTTGTATCGGTTTCGTCAAATCCAGCTGGCAGCATGTTCGGCGGATACCAGGCTCCTGCTGAATTGTCGTACCACCAGTACTGCTCGCCACGCATGTAAAGGCGTCTTTGAAGAATCAGCTTAACTTCTTCCCTGCGGGGGATGTCGTCAATGCGTTCAAGGTCTACCAGCAATTGCCAGAGTGGGTACCACAATTCACGCGGCAGGTTATTCGGGTCGGGCTGGCCTGGGTCTCGTGCCGTGAGCGTGGTTGGGTTTGTCATTTAGTTCGAGCAGCACCAGATACCAAGTGAACCGGAAGCCGCCGTGTAGTTGATACGATACAAAGCTCCGCAGATGACCGGCGTAACCACTTTGTTCGTTACCGCGTTCGTTGCAAAGAAGTTTGCACCCGTAACCGCAATAGCCCAGGTCGTGCCACCATCCAAACTAACCTCTAGCTGAGCGGTGATCGTAGTAACGGTACCGACTGCCTGGAATATGGCACTATAGTCGCCGCTGCCTTTGTGCTCAGCAAAGGAGAAGACGTTGCCGACAACTGGAGCGGTGACTGCCGTGTCGATGAGCGTTGCTGTGCCGACCTGAAGTACTTTGTTGGCTGCCATTTATATCTTGAATCCCTTTCTGAGAGGTTTCCAATGACGTTTGGCCATTCTCGCGAAGTTCGCTTCCTTGCCAAGTTTCCCGCCAGCACCAGCCTTCTGATTCGCATAAGCCTGTACCGACTTTCCAGCCGCATGGGCTTTCTTCGTGAACAGGCCGCGATTGGCTGGCTTGATGTTTATCATTTGCTCGGTGGTACAGGTGGCACAACAGGCGTAACGGCAGGCGCAACTGGTTTCGGCGCTACAACCGGCACAATCGGTTTCGCTGGCACTACAGGCACTACGCTCACAAATGGCCGAAGGTCAGGTGCTCCATGTCTGCGTTCTTCTCTTGGTTCTGGCCGGGTATCTTTCGCTGCATTGCGGCGTTCGGGCGGAGCAAATGCATTGATTTCCTTTGAAAATAGCGTAGGGTCAGCCGCACTTGCCTTTGCTTCCTTCGGAGTCTTGCCCAGCATCTCCAGGAGCCATTCCCGTGCATCGGTCTGATTGCCCCGATTAACCACGCCAAAAAACCTGTCGAGTAGTTCCTTCGTTAGAATCATGCGCTTCTCCTTTAGCCGTCAATCGTCCCTGAACCGCCAGGGTCTTGCGTCACTACTTGTCTGGGCACAGGCGAACTGGGAGTAACTGTAATCACCAGATCGACCTGCGAAGGGTTTGGGTTTGTCGCAACGCCAGTTACAACGGCCCCGGCAAACGAAGCCGCTACCGTGGGATTGATGTCCGCCGACAGAGTAACGGTCATCGTGCCATCCAGATTCATTCTCACGTTGTCGATGTGCATGGACATGCTCACGCCTTGCTCTGTAGATATTGATTTGCTTTGCAAATTTTACAAGCCCTACCGCCTTTGTGCGGGCGAACATACGTATTTTCTACCGTGAACTCATGGCCACGCTTACAATGGGCTTTCTTTGCGTTGCGAGCGCTTATTCCAATTCCACGCAGTACATTCTCTCCGGGTTCTACCAACTCCAAATGGGAAGGCTTTACGCACTTCCGATTACGACATAGGTGGTCAATGTGCTTTCCTTTAGGGATAGGCCCTACGTATCTCTCGTAGGAAAATCGGTGTGCTCCTATCGTTCTTCCGTCTACATCGAGTGCCCCGTAACCATTTTTACCGAAAATTCCTTTTTGCCACTCCCAACAGCCGCTCGCGACAATGCATACCGCATTTAGAAAGCGTTCGTCCGCCGTTCCGCGCCAATCTTTGGTATGTCCCCACGTCATGATTTCAATTCCCTGACCAACGCCGCCAATACTTTCTTTGGTGGCAAATCTTTGCGCGGTCTTCCGGGTTTACGCGCTGCCATTTTGCTTCTCCTTTGGCATCGTAAATGCCGCTAGTTTTGCTTTGAACTGGCTGGGCAGCATCCGGCCATGCGTCTTCGGCAAAGTCTGTGGTGCGGTCGGTGTCAGTTTTGGAAGGCCCTGCTCAGTGAGGAATATCTCTTGCCACTGCCGCAACTCAGTGCGGGTACGTTCTAGCTCCTGCTCTAGGTAGCAGGTGTAGCGCCCTTTTGCTATCCAGTTCCACGCCACGCGCAAGGATTCACGCATGGGAAACAGTCTACCACCTTTGTCAAGGGGGTATTTGTTACCTAGCAAACCTCCAGTGCCTCCGCTTGATGGGGATTGTCGTGGGATGCTTCTTGCTCTCCGCGATTGCCTTTTCGTACTGCACCATCATGTCAGGTGCCGCTTGTTTGACGATTTCCTGCACGCGCTCCTTGAGCCTGAGGGAAAGAGGCTTGCCAACCACCGTGATTCGCTCCTCAGCTAGCCCATACCGCGCACAATCTGCCGGGTCATCGCCAACATAGTTCTCGCTGTGGTCTACCTTTAGAACGTCCTCAGAGTTGCGCTGCATGTCTCTGACGAGCGTCGGCAGGCATTCTATGAGCTTCTTGCACTCTCTGCTGATCTTCCACTGCTCTGCTTCGATTAACTGGTGCATCAATCTCCAGCCAGAGATTCTGGTACCAGGACTGGCATCGGCTGGCGTTGGATAGGCCACATTCGAGGGTAAAGCATTTGCAATCAACTCGGTAATAGGCCTTCGAGTCTCTTTTGAGAGCTTGCCGAACGCATCCCAGCTTAGATAGAAGTTCTTGATTGGCTCGCCCTTCGATAGTTCGCCAATCTTGTGCCCTAAAGCCGCTTCGCCTAGTCCAATACTCCAGAACTCTCTGTAAGTCGTGACAAAGCCCTCTTCATCCTGCGCATGCCAATGAAAACAAGCAGGATGCTCGAATCCCCAGTCACCGCTAATCCAGCGTTTATGCCACGGCTGGATGATGATGCTTTCGGCTTCAACCGTGTCTTTCTCATAGCGGAAGTTCTGGAAGTACTGCCCTTCAAATGCTCCCCATTTGCCGTAAAGCCAAGCCTCTCTGAGGTAAGCGTTGGTCAGACCGGCCAGTGTCGCTCCAAACTGCGTTCTGTTTATGAAGTACTCGCGCCTACGATCTTCGTCCCATGAGTAGAAGTCTTCCTCGTCCAGCCCATCTTTCTCAAGCTCTGTTCTTGCCCACTCTACATTATCCCACGCAAACGCTTGAATGAATGCCCACTTATTCCTTACTTCCTCGCCTCTTAGTTGCCCATCGGGAAACACGCGTTTCAGGTAGTTCAAGCCCTTTGGCGGGATTCCTGCCTCAGAAAGCCCTGGCATGAACGTGTAGACCATCTTGGGAGTGATCGCCCTGTTGCTCGTGCAGCGATTTGAGCCAGTCAGCTTCTCCAGCTCATCTTGGCTAAACTCTTGTGATTCATCGACCATGATGTCAGCAAACTCAGCCGAATAGAAGTTTGCCATGTCTTTTTCATGCTCTGCCGAGCCAAAGAATAGCTTTGAGCCATTCGGAAACGCTACTTCCTTGCGCTGTTCGTTCCACCAGCCGCGCGTTACCGGAAACTCTTCAAACATCTTGATTATGTGTGACTTATAAAGCTCAGGATACGTTCTGCGGAGAATCAGGCCGGTTGTATTCGCGTATTCCAGCCTTCTGAGAAGCATACATCTGCGGCCACCACCGGACTTCGCTCCGCCTCGCGCTCCGCCAAAGCCTATGCGTGTTGTTTGTGAATCGTTCCAGAGTTCTAGTAGGTGAGATTGTTTGGGCTGCAGCCTGACGGATATTTCAATTGCCAACGTGCGTCACTTTCACGGATATTTCGCCGCCGTCTTTGCCTGTATGCTCTGTGGTTTGTTTCGGCTTGCCGTACTTCATTTCGAGCATTCTGAGGAGTGCCGTGAGTGAAAGTGCTGCGTCTTTTCCGTCACGAGTAAGGTGTCTGCAAGTCAGATTGATGAAGCTGTCATTCCATTGGCCTTTTCCCAAAGCCTGCTCAACTTGCCTGACGAAGTACTCCGCAGACTCGACTTTGTTCTGCCCTTTGACCCTGCCGCCTGTTTTTCGTCCTTTTGCCATCTAACCCTGTCTATTTACTCTCTAACTTGTGGCTTGTCAACGTTCTAGTACTCAAGCAAATATCCTGATTAAGATTTGCTTGCCCAAAATTTCTCCCTTGATTTGCTTTTGCCGGTATGCTGGCCCACCTAACTTGATGATTCCATTTAGAATAGCCCAATAGCCGTGAATGATTGGCTTGAAACGCTCTAACTTGTTCCGCTTCTTGAACGCCCACGTTTGCTCATAGTTCATGCCTGATTCGCTCTTACGCAGATCGCGGAGTATGCCCATCGGCACATCATGGCCCCAACGATACCAGAATTGTGCCCAGCCGCGCAGCTCCACAGTTGTGATTCTGAACTGGTTGTAGCCAATGCCGGCAATCCTCATATCGAATATCAGTTCATCCGAATTTTGATAGAAATTGGGGAATTTGGTGTGATTGGGAAATGTGATTAGTGCCGTTCCTTCAGATTTCAGGCATTCTTTGATGTTCCCAAAGACTTCCGAGGATTCTCCCTTTTTCACGCATTCAAGCATATCCAGGCTGTAGATGAAGTCGAACTTGCCCAACGTCCTCTGCGCTCCGGGCTTGGTGAAGTCAGCCACATACGACAGCGCCCAATCAATTCTCAGATTGGAAATATCAGCCACCGCCATCTGCCCGACCTTTGGTGCCAGCTTCCAAGCCGTGTAACCGCTGCCCGGTCCAATCTCCAAGATTTCGAGTCCGTCCAGCCGTGGCCCGAATTGCCAGAGAATCTCATCCCTGATTGGATAATCGTGAATTGGTGCGCTCATGGCTTAGCCTGAATGTTGTTCCTGTCGCATGGATGACCATAGCCGTCCGCCCCCAAACAGCCGCCCCCACCGATCAACTTTTTGCATCCGTGTTCATTGCAAACCATCACTTCGCCCTGCTTAATCACAGGCCAATCCTCTCTCTTGAATCCACAGGAGTTGTCCCAATCAGGGCAAAGAAGAGTTGCTGTGCAAGGGCTATTGTCTTTTGAATCGCAGTTCAGATACCTCAAATCCGGCAATGTGGCAACTGACTCGCACTTCACCTGATGCGCCTGCCAGTAGCGTTCAGCGGACCATTTCCCTTCAAGAAAACCAAGTCCGAATAGAAAACACCCAGATAAAACGCTCATCCCTATTACCGCGAAATATTCCAATTTCCTCATTTGCTGCGCTTCCTCGCTGCCTTTTTGGCTTTTAGTTGCTGATTATGCTGGAGTTGCGCCGATTTATGCTTTATTTCCATTTCACCGTTTGCGACATGCAAGGCGATTGCGCCCATAAACTCACGCATCTGATTTGTAACCTTCACATATTCGCTGGAAGCCATTTTCTCGTTCAGGGCCTTGGCATAGGCGTCATGTTCCACTAACCCACTTTCCAATGCGCTGAGTTCCTGCTCAATAGTCGTCAAAATATCCCTTAGGGCACCAGCTCTATCAAACTGGAACTGCTGAATATCGTGTACTCGCGTACTCAATGCTTTCAATTCCGCCGCCAGATTCTCCGCTCTTGCCGCTGCCGCGTTCTGCTGGCTGGTGGAGGCTTCAAAGCCCAAACGCACTTGCTCTGACAGGCTGCTGATTTGCTGGTTTCTTGCCGTCACTGCTGCCACGAGCGCCGCTATTTGCGCTTGCAGGTCGCCTGCTGCTGCTGGCGGTCTCTTATAAAACTGGAAATCGCTCTTCCATGCATGTAATCCATCGTGGCCTAGAGGCCGATTACAGAATAGCGATTGATCATCAGGGACACTGCTCACCATCATCTTCTGGCCGCAAATCCGCACTTCGCTTGGATTCAATAGGTTGTCACTCATCCTTCGCGCCCTTTCTGCCCCAACTTTTCTGCTAAGTGTAATGCTAAGAACATTTTAGCTCGTCCTCTTAGGATGTCAGTGCTCGAGAAATGCAGCACCCGCCAGCCAAGCATCGTGCCAGCGTTGGCCTTATCGTAATCGCGCTGAATGCCGGTTCCGCTCGAGTGACCGCCCTTGCGCCAAATCTGGCCGCATATTTCAATCGCTATATTGCTGTCCACGAGGCTGAAATCCCAACGCCACTTTCTCAGTGGGTGGAACCTGGTTTCGGTGCAATAGGCGAGGCCCAGTTCGCTCAAATGCTTCCTGAAAAGCGTGTGCGTCACTGGCTCGCTCTTCCTGCCGCCTGCCGCTCGTTTGCTCATGCAGCTCGCCTTTTCCGCCTGCGATATGTCCTGTCAAGAGCTAGGCAAATATTACACGCTGTGCTTGGCTTCTCTGCTGGACGAACCGAACACTTAACGCAAATACCCTGTTTCCTTAGCTTTGCACGCCTTTTTCGCGAGTAGTCTCGATTGTACTCGCTGGTATTACTAGCCATGCCGCAAGTAGAGCATAAACAGAAAATCGTGTCAACCCTAAAATAGTTGAAAATAGTTCTTGACACGATTCTGAGAATATGCGACACTTTGGACATTGGAGGACGTGATGACAAAGCAAATAGTACCAGCCAAGGCCGTCAACGAGATTCCAAAGTTCCAATTTGCAGTGCTGAGCGTTCGCAAGGGCCAAGAGACGGCAGACCTAGAAAGCTCCTTTGAGAATCAGGAACAGGCAGAAGGCATGTTCAATCGCCAATACAGCAAGTGGGGTATGCCAGATACAAACTTCTATCTAGTTGATTGGACGTTTCAGAACGTTCTCAAGTCTCATGAAGTTTGGGCCAAGTAAATGAATGATTTTAACGAGGTTACGCGTAGATTCACCTGCCGCGAGTGCGGCAGGAATCACGCGACCTCAGACCACGCTACGATAGCCAAGTATTATCCTGAGTCGGCTACACGCGCGAAGGAAGATTGGGCCGCGATTTACCATTACGAAGTGGCGCAAGCGAAAGACGAACTCACGAAACTGGCACATAGCATCGTCTATTCGTTTGCCACTAAGCAGCATGGCGACCTTCACGAAAACGAAAACTTCGTAAAGGCTGTGCGGCATGTAAAGGCTTTGTTGGGCAGTAGCAGCTAGTCAGGGCCAGCAGACGAGGAGAGGAAAATGGAAAACGACAAGAATCTGATTAAGTATTTGCGGGATGCCGAATACGCTTTGCGGTTTGCTGATTTGTATGCCAAGAAATTCGATCTGCGCACTGACGCATACATCCGCCTTTGCGAAGCGCGTGACGCGGTGGACAGCCTTTTGAAGCATATGGGAGAAGTTCCAAAGGCAGCTGCGTAGGCCCCAGCAGAAGGGGTACGGAGAGAGAAAATGACCGCAAAAGCTCAAGTAGACAAACTGCTAGATGAAGCCGCTTTGCTGCTATATGGCCAGCCCTACGATAAACTTAGCCTGCTGGCGCAAGACCAGTGTATCGCAGAAGCCGTGTGTAAGTTCGACCCGAAACTCGTGGATGCTGCAGAGATGGAGGAACGCTCATGAATCTCGAAAAACTTGCTATTGCCGAGCAGAACGCTTGGCTCCGCTATCAGGAAGCGCAGGCCATGGCTGACAGGCTCAATGCCGAGTGGAGCATTGCTTTCAGCGCATACAGAGAAGAGTTTAACGCTACGCCGATCTCGGCTTGTGAGTGGCTGAGGCGTGAAGGCGTGGACATGTGGAGGCCGGTATGAGACGCGAATCGGATGATGGATATGTCTGTGCTGCTTGCGGCGAGACGGTTTATAACGATTCTTGCGCCTGCGAAGATGGGCCGTACACGGAAGACGAATGGGATGAAGCAGAAGATATAGCTGAGCGCTTGGAGGGAAAAGAGTGAAACGCCAAATCAAGAATCTTACCCAGTTAGTGCTGTTTGAAGCGGAAGCTGAATCTGACAAGCAATTACTAGAGAAGGCAGTAAGCGAAGGCGCGAACCTCGGAGGCGCGAACCTCGGAGGCGCGTACCTCAGAGGCGCGTACCTCGAAGGCGCGTACCTCGAAGGCGCGAACCTCAGAGGCGCGAACCTCGAAGGCGCGAACCTCAGAGGCGCGAACCTCGAAGGCGCGAACCTCGAAGGCGCGAACCTCGGAGGCGCGTACCTCAGAGGCGCGAACCTCAGAGGCGCGTACGGTTTGGAAAGATTCCCTCTTCAAATCGGTGGACACAAACATTGGCTCATTACTCAACAGGACGGCGAACTTTCCATTGGCTGTCACAAAGGGACTTTCGATTGGTGGCTGGAACATGCCGACACCATCGGAAGAAAAGAGGATTACTCCGCACTGGATATTGAAATTTACAAGCTGCACATCGCACATTTGCAAAAGGTTTCGCAGCTTTTGTGGGCAAAGGCAACCGCATGAGCGACCAGCCAGCAGCAACGCCAGAGCAGCCCAAACACCGCTTTTCAAACACAAAGAAAATCAGAGAGGAAATCATGGAACTTGCCACACGCGAAGTAAAGGAAATCGAAACTGGCCTAGCCTTGCTGCGAACACGCGCTGAATCAATCGTTGTGCGCGATGCGGATTCCTATGCCGCTGCCTGCCAGATTGCCTTAGATGGACGCGCCTACATCAAGAAAGTGGGCTTCGAGCTAGACCCTGGTATTCAATCCGCCAAAGACCACATGGACTTGCTGAGGAACCAAAAGGCCAAGTTCGTAGACCCGGCCAAACAAATCGTGGAAGTAGCTGCCCAGAAAGCCGAATCCTGGAAGGCGGAAGAACGCCGAAAGGCCGAAGCCGAACAGGAACGAGTCAACGCCGAACGCCGCCGCGAAGCTGCAAGGCTGGCCGACGAGGAGCGCCGGAAAGCGGACGCTGCCGCCGCTGAGCAGAAGAAGATTAGGGATGCCCAAATCGAAGAGGCTCGCAAAGCCGGAGAGATTGGGAAGCGCGAAGCTGCACGGCTAGCAAAACAGGCCGAAGAGGACCGTCTGGCCGCACAGGAGTTAGCCCGCAAACAGGAGTTAGTGGCTGCTTCTAGCGTGCAGGAGGTGAAAATAGCCCCATCTGTGCCGAAAGTTGCGGGAATAAAGGCGCGGGTGAATTGGAAGTTTCGCATTGTGGACGCCTCCAAACTCCCGCGTCAGTTCCTTATACCGGATGAGGTCGCTATCGGCCAGCATGTTCGCTCAGTCAAACAGGCTGGGGAGGTTATCCCCGGCGTGGAGGCTTACAGTGAAGACGGCATCTAAATCGCTTGCAGTAGCCAAACCTCGCAGGCTCCAAAAGAACGAAGTCGAGCTTCTTAAGCGCACGGTCGCTAAGGGTGTGACCGATGATGAGTTTGCCCTATTTCTCTGGGTATGCAAGAAGCACAAGTTAGACCCGATGTGCCGACAGGTTCACGCCGTGCGCCGCTACGTCCAGAAGCACCATCAAGACGAAAAGGGCATTTGGGTGGCTGGCCATCAGATGGTGATACAGATTGGAATAGACGGATATAGGGCGCTAGCAGGCCGTGACCACGGTGATTTTGGCGGATGCGACGAACCGGAGTTTGTCTTTGATACCGACAAGAGAATCCCAGTATTAGCCCGTATTCGCCTTTGGAAGAAGGGATTGGAACACCCAATAGTCGGCGTGGCCTATTGGGATGAATACGCGCCACGCGACCTGACTAGGGCCGAAGCCTTTATGTGGAACAAAATGCCGAAACATATGCTGGCGAAGTGCGCCGAGGCTCTCGCTTTGCGCAAGGGATACCCTGAGTTGGCCGATATTTACACCAATGAGGAAATGTCCCAGACGATGGACGAATACGCTCCTAGCGGTCGCCAAATCGTTTCTGAGGTACATCCACAAGCAGCCATTGACGCGGAAGTGGAGCGCCAAAAGAAAGAGCACGCCGAGAACGCTAAGGCTATCGAAACGAAGGCTAAAAAGGCCAAACCCGCGAAACCCGTTGAGCCAGCTACGGTTCAAGCCGACATCTGGCCCAAACGGCAGGAAGGACCTTCGGTGCCATAATGGAGAAAGTGAAGGACGTTTTCGAGCACTGTAAATGGCTCATCGAGAAGGGTCGTGGCGAGGAACCCGGCAAACTTTACATGCCCCGCGTAGAGGCTCAGAAGCGCAAAGCCAATGCTGAAGGCTATCGGCGCGTCGTTTTCCAGGTGGACGAGCAACTCTACCGGGATTTTCATACGCAGAAGGACCGCTACATCACGCTCTGCCAGAACAATCCGCCGCTTGGCTACGCCACGATGCTCAAGATTCTTGCAGCCATATCGGACGAAGCAATCAAAAATCTGGCTGCGGATGAATCAAGCGAGGACACCGGGATCCTTTCGGATGCGTGACGAAGAAGCCAAAAAGCGATTGGGCTACAGGGACAAGCGGAGCCGCGTGGCGATGGATGGTTCTGAGCGGCTGTATGGCGCGGACTGGAAGAAACGCAAGCAAGAGCTTTGGGATAGAGAAAATGGGCGCTGTCAGGGCGTACTTACTTTCGCGGGAGAAACGGTTGCTCGTTGTACGATGCAAGGCGCTGACCCGCATCACGTCATCGAACGCAGCGAGCACAGAGACGACCGCTTGGAGAATCTGGCTTTGCTTTGCAGGGATTGTCACGACAAATTGGATTGGAAGAGATTGCATTGGAGGAAATCCGCATGAACTTGTCATTGCGCGACAGAGTGTCGAGAATGTCGAACAAACAGGTTCAAGCTCTCCTCGATAAACAGTTCACTTGGAACGGATTGATGCCAGATGAGTTAGAGATTCTAAGTGCATTGCGGGATTGGAGACTCTTACGCGAATATGCTTTTCGGTTCTACTGGAGGGAAAGTGGATTGGACAGACAAAGTAGCCGTTCGTGAATATAAACGCTTGCAGCAAAGACGCTATCGAGGCTCCACGCGCACGCAAGAGCGATTGAACATAGACTGGTCTGACCCTGAGCAACGCAGGGCCTACCACCGCAAGCAATACAAGAAACACTCTCTGCGGTGGTGCCAGGTTGTGGCGAAGTATCTGAGGTTGCCATGAGCGAAACAATCCGCCAATTGGCAGCCGATGGCATGCTGCGCGGCTCCTACGTCACGTCTGAAGAAACTGAGCTTATCAGCCCACTACAGGTGATTCTTGAATTAGCTTGGCGGCAGGTCTTGCGAAACAACCGGCTGGAGGTCGCGCAGGCAGCTACGGAGGAATTGGGATGAGCGATTGCGGAGTTTGCATCGGTTCTGAGCCGGATGGATATTGCGACTTTATCGTGCAGGAAGACCGTAAGGCGCGTAAGCCGCACAAGTGCTGCGAATGCGACAAAGAGATTGCGATAGGCGAGAAGTATGAGCATGCTCGCGGTAAGTTTGAAGGCGAGATGTGGACTGCCGATACCTGTCTTATATGCCGAGAGATTGCCGAGACGTTCTATTGTAACGGGCGCATGTTCGGCGGAGAGCTTTGGGAAGACATGGAGTACTGTTTCCCAGAGATGACAACTGGCTGCTTGGCACGACTGACGACGGTGGCGGCAAAAACTGAGCTTCAGCGCCGCTGGCAAGAATGGAAGTTTTCGCAAACAGCCTAGGCCAGCAGCAGGTCAAGTCGGGCCGCAGATTTTGCCGGAGGGGATTGCTTGAAACCGTATTACAGCGAAAAGGGGATAGAGATTTACTGCGGGGATTGCAGAGAGGTATTGCCCGACGTCGACGCTGATTTGCTTTGCGCTGACCCACCGTATGGACTTGGTGCGGCGCGGCTAAACTTCGGCGGAGCTGGCGTCGTGCGGCACATGACTGGCCTCTGTTCCGGGAAAGCTATTCCAAAGACGAATTATGGCGATTCCGCTTGGGATGATGAACCCTGTCCGCAAGACCTCTTAGACTTGGCGATTTCTCGAGCCCCACAGCGGATAGTTTGGGGTGGGAATTACTTTGACTTGCCGAAGGCGCGATGCTGGCTCATTTGGGACAAGCTACGCGGGGATACTGACTACGCGGATGGAGAGATGGCGTGGACTAACTTTGACCGCGCCGTGCGCATCATTCGCTGGCGTTGGAATGGCTTCCTGCAGGAGAACATGGAAGCCAAAGAGGAGCGCGTGCATCCCACACAGAAGCCGCTAGGCGTAATCAAATGGGCGCTGCAGCAAGCTGAGGAGTGGTCGACCGTCCTTGACCCTTTCATGGGCAGTGGCACAACGCTTCGCGCAGCGAAAGACTTAGGCCGCCGCGCCATCGGCATAGAGATTGAGGAGCGGTACTGCGAAATCGCGGCCAAGCGGCTCTCGCAAGAAGTGCTTGACTTTTCGGCTGAGCCAAAATAAATTCTCTGGTACGAGCCGTCGCGGCTAGCATGCAATTAGCGAGCTTCGGGCGGAACTCTTTGGGAGCGGGTGCCACACACACTCGCTCCTACCCTTGTGTGGAGGGTTGGTTGGTTCTTCTTACAATCCATCGTAAAACAAATCACAAGGAAGCTCGCATCTGGCGCGAGTTAGCTTTCCATCTGTACGCTGCGATTGGACATCGGGAGTGGAGATTTGGGCTCTGGTGGTCTCGCCTTCAAACCGGTCTCTCCACAAATGTCGTCGCGCCGAGCATGAACCCGCTACAGCTCGCCTTAAAACAGCGTTACCACAAAGTTGGTTTCAAATCTCTTCCGGCGACTTGCATACCACCACGGACGCATGCAAGCGAGCGAGAGAAACGCGTGCGGCGGCCAGTGTTACACAGAACTTTCGAGGTTGCCTTGCTAGACCTCGCTGCTGATTACTGCTAGACATTTGAGTTGGTTGTGGTTTAGAACCAACGGCAAAAGCAGAATCAAAGGCGTAAGAGGGACCGGGAAAGAAAGGCGTCCTTTTGTTTGAGCGCGGAGCAGCAGGAAAGTGGTAGGAGGGACGATGCGGGTTGAGCTTTGTGATTGCCAGAACGTCTTGCTGGAAGAGATAGCCGACAAGCACTTTACGCAGAAGTCCGTGGCGCTGACTTACGCGATGGCGATGGAATCCAGTGAACGGGTGGACTGGTATGTGGTCAACCAAGCAATTATCAAAAGGTGGTCAGAATCAGGGCTTGAACGCGTAAAGCGTATGGCATGGGCGAAACGGGAGGGCAAGAAATGATTGGACCTAGAACTTGCTGGTGTTGTGGAGAACGAGAAGCAACTAGTGGGTGCATCCTTGGGACGCGTTGCGGCTGCAATGGTTCGATGGCTGGCATGTGGGATATGGGCTGCTTTGCTTGCCACAAATGCCGGAAACACTGTAAATGCACGAAAGATGAACTCCAGCAAAAGCACACGGAGATAATAGATGCGCTCGCAAGGGCAAGAGCCAAACAACATCAAGATTCTTCGATATAAATGCCGCGTCTGCAAAGATGTGAGTTTCTCTACGCAGCGTGAATGGAAGCGGCACATGATTGATGAGCACTCGGGGCAACCAGGCGATAAGGCATTGGGCTGCAACGCTTGGAACAGCCAGCCGCGAGATACCAGCCAGAGAACGCTAGGCCATAAACCGAGCCTTGATGATTACGACAGACTTTTACATTGAGCGCGGGGCGGCGGGGCGAGAAGAGCGGGTAGGGGGCGCGGGCTAAAGAATCTTTAGTACTGGGTCTTGACAGAAATCATCAGCATCATGATAATGTGCGCATGGAGGCAATATGAAGCGAATTCCAGTGCTGGTAACAACGATTCATCGCGGCGTGTTTTTCGGCTATGCCACTGCGCCTGTGAAGGGCAAGAGCATCACGATTAAGGATGGGAGGAACTGCATCTACTGGTCTGCGGACGTGAAGGGCTTTCTGGGCCTTGCCGCGACTGGGCCGAGTTCGTCCTGCAAGGTGGGGCCGAAGGTTCCAAAGCTCACGCTCACCGATGTAACTTCAGTTTCCGAGACAACGCCCGATGCGGCTACGAAGTTTGAAGCAGCGCCTTGGAGCATGTAGCCGATGAAATGGGGAAAGTATCCCGAATGGGCTAAAGGCTCCGGCTCCGGCTCCGGCTCCGGCTCCGGCTCCGGCTGCGGCTCCGGCTCCGGCTACGGCTACGGCTACGGCTACGGCTACGGCTACGGCGACGGCTCCGGCTACGGCTACGGCTCCGGCTCCGGCTCCGGCTACGGCTACGGCTCCGGCTCCGGCTCCGGCTACGGCTACGGCTCCGGCGACGGCTCCTTAAAAGAAGCCGTTTCTGGATTTATCGCCTACCTGCCAAAAGAGCAAA